GTATTTCTAAACTCCACCCATTAGACCAAGCATCAGAGATGGCAAAACTGTCGCATGCTTTGATCAGTGGTGGCGAACAAAAAGCCTCGCAACCTAATAGACCTTTGGGTCAAATCAAAAGCAATCCAGTTACCAACTCTCATGTTGTCACAGACAAAACACCTGTCGGAAGTATTCGGCAGCGCATGAAGTCGGGTACATGGAAGTAATAGGTTTGATCTGAATTGTTTTTGAACCTATGACTTATCAGTACCTCTAACCAATGGAATGGAGAGGCTGGCAATGTCAAATCAATTTATTAATACGCAACTTGTGTCAAATACCGCGCTTGCAATGTTTGCGAACAATGCACCTTTTGTTATGACAGGATCAAGGATTTATCAAGATGATTTCCAAAATTCCGGATACAAGATTGGTGATACCTTACAAGTTCGTAGACAAAATAACTTCGTTATCGGCGATGGTTCAACCGCAGTACCTCAAGACATCATTGAAACTGTGGAAACAATCACAATTGCTCATCAATACCATGCTCTTATCGCATATACGATCCAAGATTTAAGCTTACGAATCGAAGATTTTAGCCGCATGTTTATTCAGCCTGCAATTCAAAACATTATTACTCAAATGGAACGTGATATTTGTTCTGATGCCGAACAAGAATTGTATTTCTTCACTGGTTCTGCTGGCACACCGATTAATTCCTTTGCAACTGTCGATTTGGCTGGTGCTAAATTGCTAGAGCAGGGCGTTAATATCGCATCAGATGCTTATCTAGCCATGACTGTCCGCGATGGTTCGAGTTTAAAATCAGCGTTGTTGAATAACTTCACACCTGTTTTTAACGAAGACATTGTTCGACAATCAGCGATTGGCCACTTGTCATATTTTGACATTTTCCAATCCCAAAATATTACTCGTCATATTGCGGGTGCTGGTCCACTACTTGCACCTGGTGATACATTGACGGTGAATGGTGCTGTATCAAGTGGTAACACCATTGTGTTGGCTGGTGCAACCACTGAAACAAACTATTTCTTACCAGGTGATTTGATTTCAATTGCTGGCGTTCAAAGTGTTAACCCACTTTCTCGTCAGTCAACAGGCCAGAACATGCAATTTGTTATTACAGCACCCGCTACATCTAGCGGTGGTGCAATAACAATTCAAGTCAGCCCCACAATCATCAGTGATTCTGGAAGCCCATTGCAAAATGTCAGCAATCCAGTACCAACAGGTGCGGCTGTTACTGTTGTGCCAAGTTATAACGTAAACGTTGCTTATCCTTCTCGTGGATTAGATATCGTTTGCCCGCCTCTCTATAAGTTACAAGTTCCTTATAGCTCTGTCGCAATTGATCCTGAAACTGGCTTGTCCTTAGCAGTCACTCAGACTGGCGATATCTTGGGCTACCAGAACTTGATGCGTATAGATATTTTGTGCGGATTCAAATGGCATCCACAATATGCAACCAAGTTGTTGTCATAAGGAGAACGTCTATGCCATTAGCTTGTATCTATCACAAAAACTATCCGATGCGAGTCGTATCGTTTGAAGAAAGAGACAAGTTGGTGGCGACTGGCGAATGGTTTGCCCATCCAAGTTGTAAATCTGAAATTGTTAAAGAGGATACTAATCATGAGAAACCGATACGACGGAGCACCAGGAAAAGATGCAGCAATGGCGATGACTCGTCACAAGAGACACGAAGCAGAACATAATGCGACAAATGAGTTTGTAAAAAAGGTACAGAACGAACAGGCAAAACATGCTGGACGTCCACCTAATTTACGACCCGAAGCAATGGAATTTAATGCTTACCAATGCAATAACGGGGCACATGCTCAGGAATTAGCTGTCGAAATTACTGCGGGATTGGATAAGGTTGCTTTCCCTGTTAAGTAATGTCGAATAAATCAACATGGTGAAAAGCCATGTTGATTTTTTAAAGAAATTTCGACATAAGGGGGCACGGATGCCACAAATTGTCAGGACAACAAATGATGTTATTGTCAATTCACTTTACTTGCTTGGCGAATTAGGGGTAGATGAAACTCCTGATGCCTTCATGCTCAAAACAGGAATTGACTTAATCAATGAGCTGTTAGACAAATTTGCATCTGACAGTATTTATATTCCCTATCTTACAACGCTGTCTGATGTCTTTACTGTTGGAAAAGATACTTATTCAATTTCTGACATGATTCTTGGAACGGATATCAGCGCTGATCGAATCGTTGATTTAGTCTTTGCTAATTATACGGTGCCTGGTACTGGCATTAATCAACATTCAAATCCGATTACTTTTAATTTCACGGCGAGCAATACAACAAACTATTTAACATTTGCTGATACGTCAGCATTTCCAACGGGAACGCCATTCACGATTCAAAGTTTTGGCACAATTCCATCGCCATTAGTTGCTGGCGTGACCTATTACTCTATTTTCATTGATGCTAATAACATCATGGTAGCGTTGACAGAAGCTAATGCGCTGGCATCCATTCCTATTCTATTGACGAGCGATGGAGTGCCCATCAATCAAATTACTACTTATCAAGGCAATTTGAATACTTCGATGACATCATTGGTTTATCCACTTCGTATCATCAATAAAGCAACTTATTGGGGTGTTGTACGGCAAACCAATTTATTAGCGCGACCTGGTTTCATTTTTTTAAACAAACAGCCTCAAGAAAGTTTTATCACTGTTTATCCAGTGCCTGACCAGCCCTATCCATTCCAGATTCAAGTGAAATCAATGATTAATTCATTGGGACCGCAAGATACATTGGGTGAATTACCGCCTAATTATTATGGATTTATGAAGTATGCACTTGCTCGAAAATTCTTAGCTTATTATCCGTCTGGAAATTGGCCTGCACAGAATGAAGACGAATATCAAGATTATTACATGACATTTAAAAATTCAAACGAAACTGACTTAACAATTAGGCCATCTGTAACTATGACGGCACCAGAACCTTTCTACTGGCCAAATATTTTGAGTTATTAATGACGCAGACTACAGACTTTGACATTGTTGGGAGTTACAACAATCAACGGGTGAGCAGCATCGACGCTGAACGCTCGGTGAATGTATTCGAGTATGTTGATCCTCTGGGTAAGAAACCAAAATCTTTGATTAATACATCTGGCTTGATCAATACTGGACTTGTTTTTGGCACAGAAACAGGTGGCTTTCGTGGACAATATGTCACACAAGGTAATGAATATTGCGTTATTGGAAGTTCTGTTTATCTTATTTCTCCATCTTTTGGATTAACTCTTTTGGGAACATTAGTTAATACTACAACAGGTTATGTTGGTATTGATGCTAATACTTTCCAAGTTATTTTTGTTGATGGAGTCAATGGCTATATTTGGGATACTCAAGCAAATACTTTTAAAATGATCACTGATCCGGCTTTTCCTGTTGCGCCGATTGATGTATGTACACTAGATAATTTTTTTGTTGTGGCAAATGGTAATACAAATAATTTTCAACTTTCAAGTTTCGATCAAGGGTTAATATGGGGTCCTGATTTTACTGCAAACACAGGAAACACTTTTGTTGCGACAAGTGGCGGTTCACCTAATTTAGTTTTAACAACTGGAACAACTGCTAATTATCAAGTAGGAACACCTATCACATTCAATGGGGGCGGTTCTCTCCCAAGCGGAACACCGCCAATTTCAGTTGGACCGACTTACTATGTCACGAGCGTTGTTAATACAACCACATTCACCATATCTACAACAAAAGGCGGTACAAACATTACATTTTCGTCAACTGGTACAGGTCCTATTTATGTCACAAATAACGGACAATTACAGGAAGCATCAATCACGACCCATCCTGGAACCATCGTTGCTTGTAGAACGCTGCACAGAAGATTATTTTTATTTTCGCAAAATTTTACGGAAGTGTGGGAAAACCAGGGCATTGGAACCAACTTACCATTTCGTCGAAATAATTCATTGTTAATGGAATATGGAACACCATCAATAGGCAGTATTGCAACTGGTTTTGATATTATGTTTTTTTTATCGCAAGATCGAGACGGTTTAGGTTCTGTCATGATGGTACGTGGTACTGAGGCAATCCCAACGAGTAATCGTGCTTTAGATTTTACTTTATCTGGTTATGCAGCGCAGGGACAAATAGCTGATTGTCGTTCTTTTCTCATTAAAGAAAATGGTTTGATTTTTTATCGTATGAATTTCACGGCGGCAAATCACACTTATGTATATAACGTAACTTTTAGCGATCCATCACAGGAACAAACAAAATTTTGGCACGAAGAAGAGGTTTTAAATGGAAACAGACACCCTGCACAAACTCATGCTTATTTTAATGGTATTAATTACGTTGGACATTACGCATTGCCTATTTTATATCAATTGGATAGTGGCACGTATACGAATGATGGGCAAGTTATTAGACGCATGAGAATAACCAAAGCATTTGTGCCTCCTGGTTATCAACGCATTCGAGTTGATCGATTGCAAATTGACTTACTTCAAGGAAATATTGCTGAACTTGATTCTGTTTCAGAAAATCTTGATCTTTCTACTGAAAATAATTTTATTTTAGAAACTGAAAGTGGAATTGATTTGCTTCTTGAGCAAGGAATGCTTATTTATAATCCACAAGATTTATGGGTATTTTTGTCTATTTCTAAGGATGGTGGACAAACTTATGGCTATTCTGTTCGATCACCTATGGGAAATGTTGGTCAAAGGACTTTTAGAACATTATGGCGAAAACTAGGGACTACGAAGCGAGGACAAGCTTTTGTTGCGAAATTTGAATTTTTTGGCACAGTGCCATTTATTGTGCTTGGCGCTTCCTGGGCAATGGAAGTTTTACCGGAGTAAATTATGGCAAATGATTTTGACCAATTCCCACTATATGATCCATTAGTGAGAAATGATAATAATAAAATGTCAAACATTTGGCAGGATTTCATGGCGACGTTTTACATGAATCTTATTGCTTATTTGACATCAGGTGGAATTCTTCTGCCGCAAATAACAACTGATCAAAGAGATGCTTTACAGAACGTACAAAATGGACAAATGATATATAATACTACGTTGGGATCAGCCCAGTATTTTAAAGCAGGTACTTGGACTTCTTTCTAACTCTACATAAGGATATGTAGCTATGGATCCAATGCAACAAGGACAGATGATGAGTGGCTTAGGAGGACTCCTAGGCGGTTTATTTGGTGATTCTGGCGCGCCTTATGAAGATGCCATGAAACAATACCGAGAATGGGCGGGCAAGGCTGAAAACGTACAAAATCCTTTTCTTAATGCTGGAACCGGTGCAATAGGTAAATATCAAGACTGGTTGAAAGGTATGCAAGACCCTTCCAAATTCATCAATAACATGATGGGTCAATACCAGGAATCGCCGTGGGCGAAATACCAGCAACAGCAGGCTGTTCGTGCTGGTCAAAATGCAGCGTCAGCGAGTGGTTTAACAGGGAGTACTCCTTTCGCCCAACAACTGCAACAAAACGCATCGAATATCAGTTCTCAAGATATGAACCAATGGTTGCAGAATGTATTAGGTATTAATACACAATATGGTCAAGGCCAGAATAATCTGATGGGTTATGGGGCAAATGCTGCAAATGCACTCACCAAAATGTATGGAGATATGGGTCAACAAATGGGTGAAGCAGCTTATGGTCAAAAAGCAGGCGAAAATAGTGATTTTATGAATATGTTGGGTGGTGGTATCCAATTAGCGGGAATGTTTTTATAAGAGGTGATTTATGGCGTTACCCTTACCAAAAGTTGTGCCAGATGTTGGTCCTGGTGGTCCATTGGTGACTGCTTTGGGTGGCATGAATGCATTATATGATGCCATTCAACAAGCAAAATATGATGCTGTTAAAGCACAATATGCGCCTTTTACAATTCCAGCTCAAGCCTTGTCACAAGCAACCTATTCTCAATTAATGGGACCACAATACATAGCCAAATTGATGGGAAATAAAGACATCGTAGCAAATAGTCCTGAGCTTAGAAATCCAAATACTGCGAGACAACTTTATCAAGCAGGAATGGGTGCGGGTGGCGGAATGGGAAATGCTTCTCAACCAGAAATGAATGCAAATGGAGCAACTGGAAATCCTTTGTTGGATTTAGTCATGAAAAATGCACAAACTGCTTCTCAATCTTCGCGTTCTCCTTTGGCTGCTTTTGTTGACACAGTTAAAAATGCTTTTAATTTAGGTGATAAAACACCAGCTCCTGAATCAGCGCAAAATGCTTTGTTGATGAATCAACCTAATCTATCTCAACAAGATAGAAATGCGATCGGTTCTATGCAACCAGGACAGGCTTATACGATACAAGGTAATCAAAATCCTCCTATGCAAGGAACCAATGCTAATGCTGGTTATTCATATCAGCCAAACGGAAATAATACCGTTGCATCTCCTCAAGAAATTAATATGGTCGCAAATAATAATAATCCTCAGCAAGATAATTATGCTAAAAACGCAGCAACATATGCAGGCATTGTAAAAGCCGGTGAAGAACTTGGAACAGAAAGAGGAAAAGCTATCGCTGACCTTGGAAAACAACAACAAAATCTAAGCGATTCAGGCGTTATTTTGGATAGATTAATTTCTACAGTCCAAAGTCCAGAATTTCAGACTATGCGAAGTCAAATTCCATTTTTTCAAGATAAACAACTTCAAGTTTTAGCTAAAATCGGAACACCTGAGCAACAACGAATGATAGGTGATTTTTTATCAACTGCTCAAGCATTTGTAGCATCGACTGTTAATTCATTCAAAGGGAAAGCCCTAGAAAAAGAATTTAATCTTGCGAATAAAATGAAAATCAATGAAAACGATACAGTTGGCGTAGCTGAGGGAAAATTGAGAGCGCTTAAGACGATAAAAGAAATATCAGAAACAAAAAATGATATGATAATTGATCTTATGACGAATCAAAATATGGATCAAGGTAAGGCTGTTAAACTGACCAATAAATTGGTTAATACGAAATTAATCGAAAATCAAGTCAATGGTCTTTTATCTACAAAACCAACAGATGAAGACATTGCTTATATGGCCAATAAATATAAAACAACGCCTGATGATATTAGAAAAAGACTTAAAGCAAAAGGGATTTCATAATGCCTAGAGATTTTCTTTCTGACGATAATGCCCCATCTTCTGAATCGCAGATGGGAAATGTCTCGCCTCGTGATTTTTTAGCAGAACCAGAGAAAGAAGGATTGGGCTATTCTGCTATTGCGTCTCCTTTTCGTATAGGAACTGATATTATAACTGGCGCATATCATGCATTACAAAAAATCCCTGGTATGTATGAAGCGGCTAAAACAGAAATACCAGGATTGATGAAATTACCTTACACTCATCCCTTGCATTCACTTGGCCAAGGTGTAGCTGGAATCAATGAAGCTATTAATTCATTAGCACAAGCGCCTTTAGGTTTAGCACAATATGGCGCTAATAGATTGCATCTATTACCACAAGCTGTTCCTAACACTATTGCTAAAATTACACCAGAAGATACCACGCAAGCGATCAATCAAATATTTGGTCAACCACAATATCCTGGAGAGGCATTGCAACGTGGTGTGATGCGCGATATTCCAGGAATTTTAAGTGGGACAAAATTATTATCAGCCATTAAACCTTCCGAATTTTTAGCAACTAAAAATTTAATAAAAAATTCTATTTTAAATACGCACGATGCTTTGGAAAATAGAGCATCAGAAGGATTTAAAACAGTTTCTAATGAAGTTGCAAATAGAAATCTTCCTCACTTTGAAGTTGATCCTTATGAAATAGAAAATTTAAAAGAATATTTTCCTAAAACACGAACAGCCAATAAATTAATAAGCGATGCACAAACAGGCGATTATAATGCACTTCGAAAAATACAATCTGATCTTTATACCAGGGGAAAAAATAATCTAGGTTCTAGTTTAGAAGCAGATCGCTTGCGCGGTTCTGAAATGCTCGAAAAGCGTGATAATATAAATCAAGCTATTTCTAATAATCTTGAAAAAATGGGTCAAGATGATTTGAATGCTATTTTAAATAACGCTCGTGCTGACTATCGAACATTGCAACAGGTTTATTATAATTCAAATATGAATAATGCTATTGTCAACATGGTCAATAAAGATTATCGAAAAGTTCCTAAAAATTTAATTGATATATTGGGCGAAGAATCTAATCCAATGCAAGAACTACTTAACTTTCATCCTGGATTGGAAAATGCACTTAATAAACACATTATGAAGAAAAATGCGTTTTCTTCACTGAGAAAATATCTTGTACCTGCTGCGGCCGCCGGATTAGGTGGTTATGAGGCAGTCAAGTACGGAACATCACCTAAATAATAACAATTATTTAGTAAAGTAAAGTTTTTAGGTAGAATAGTTTAGCTCTATCACAAGGAAGTGATAAAAATGGCAATATCTTATTCATTAGCTCCAAATCCGAAATGGTATATTGCAGATTTCGTGGGTCGTCCATTGGCCGGCGGTTATCTTGCTACGTTTAGCAATCAAAATCACACTTTGTTTAATCCTGTATTTAAAGATCCAAATGGTCTAAATGTTTGGCCTTATGTCATAGTTCCGAATGTTGGTGTACCAGGTATTTTATTTGATGAAAATGGCGCACAAGGACCTTTCTATTTTCAATTTGATTCATCACTCCCTGATCAACTCTATTATTTAGAAGTCTATGACGCAAATGGCGTACGACAATGGACAATTGACGATTTCTCACCTGGTTCTGGTGGTGGAAGTATCATAACAACAGCTTTAGACCTTGAAAACTTAATCGCAAATAATGTATTTTGGCGTAATATAGGAACAACACCTATATCGCCAGGGACTTTTTTAAAATTAGCTCCTGGTGCTCATTCTGCATTAGCACAGACTCCGGCCAATGCAGGACCTGATATTTGTTTCATTAAAAATAATACGAGCGCAACGGATACCGTATCATTTCCAAAATTTCCATTAGGCAGTGCGCCATTTATAGATGATGTGACACCTGTTGATTATTTGAATTATGATTGCACGGGTGCGGGTTCTGCCGAAACAAAAAAATTAGTTCAATTTCCGATTACACACAGCGTTCAAAATCTTAGTAATCAAACTATGACGGTGACGGTCTGGGCGAGAGCAACGGCAGGATCATCGCCGACATTGACATTGCAGTGGTATCAATTTTTTGGAGACGGCCCTAGTGCAAGTCCTGCTATTATCACGCCAATTCAAGTGCTATCACTGGCGAGTTCTTGGCAAAAATTCGAGATTCCCACCGTCATTCCGTCTGTGACAGGTAACGTATTAGGCGAATGCGGAAATGATGCGTTGTTTCTACAAGCCCAATATCCATTAGGTGTGACTTGTTCTATCGATTTCACAAAACCTTGTGTTTATCTCGGCAATATATCGCCTGATCAGGATTATCATACCTATGACATGATCGATACGATTATTAATTCCCCACGAACTGGCGATATTAGAGTAAGCGTCAATAATCATAGCCCATTTGGTTGGGTCTTCATGAATGATGGAACCCTTGGAAATGACACATCAGGTGCAACAGCACGAGCAAATATAGATACATTCCCACTTTATAATTACATTTGGAATAACGTATCTCGTTCGTGGGCACCGATTGTAGGTGCTACAACCGGCACTGCGATCGGCGATTTTAGCACGGGATTACCACTTTATTTAACAAGAGCATTAGGTCGCGTATTTGCAGGTACATTAAACACCGAAGTATCACAAACCTTCACATATGCAAGCTCTAATCCTACATCTACTTTAACAGTAGGAAGTACAGCATCATTTATTAAAGGTGTGCCTGTAACCTTGTCGAATAGTGGTGGTGCATTACCAACTGGATTGAGTGCAGGCGTGACCTATTATGCAATTAATTTATCTGGCACTACGATGCAACTTGCAAGTTCCCTGGCAAATGCACTTTCTGGGACGCCCATTACATTTAATGGTACAACAGGAACTGGAACACAAACCGTAACTGTTACGCCATACGCATTAGGACAATTTGCGGGCGAAGAAACTCATGTCTTAACCATTCCAGAAATGCCATCACATAGTCATATGGTACCTCAAAGTTTTGCTATAACAAATGCTAGTTCTGGTGGTGGTGTGAATGCTGCATCTTCCGGAACTGAACCTGTAACTTCAACGGGCGGCGGACTGGGACATAACACTATACAACCGACAACATATATGAATTTCTTCATTAAGTTATAAGGAGAGAACGAATGGCTTTAATTGAGCAACAAACCATCCCAAAAATAGATGGTAATACATTGACAGGTCCCACAAGGACAATGAGCGGTTACGCTAGATTTCTGACACCAACGTTAGATACCGCCTATGGTGAAAAAATGCGGGGCATTTATGTTGGAGTCACAGGAGATGTTTCATTTATTGATTTGAGTGGAAATACTCAAACTTTAGTTGGATTAGCACCAGGGGTTATTCACCCGATATGGTCTTTACAGATTAACTCAGCAGGAACAACAGCCACAAGTATTGTTGTTTGTAGCTAAGTTATAAACGCGCGTTTTAACTTTTAAAAAGGAGTTTTAAATATGAGTACAACTGAATCATTGAATGCTTCCCAACAAATGGCTGCTGTCCGCGTCGTTGCGGCGGGGAACCAATCGGGAACTTATTTTAATGGACCAATCAACAATGGTGTTGGTGCGACATTTACTTATGCAACAGGTGCATTAACCATTGACAGTGTTGTTGTTAATTTGGGCGATTTTGTTTTATTCGCTGGTCAAACGGCAGGATATCAAAATGGTATTTATCAATGTATTACGCAAGGCGCTACAGGGATTGCTGCTGTATTACAAAGACGTGGTGATATGCAATGCCGTGAACAAATCAGAGGAGGTCATTATGTGCCTGTTTATGCGGGTACTGTATATGGCGGTTCCGTCTGGACAATCGTTGAGCCTTTACCAGCGGCAATTGGTGTCCCTGCCACAGTCGGTGCCAACAATATTAATTTTGCAACGATTACAGCGACAGGTTCTTCACTTTATTTAGCTATTGCAAATAATTTGTCTGATTTAAACAGTGCTTCGGCGGCTGTTACGGCTCTCGGATTTGGTCAGGCTGCGAATAAATATGCTTTCACAAGCTTCGCAACCCCTGATGCTATATCTGATTTGGCATGGCATGACATTGCTTGCTCGGCTGCTGCATTGGCAAGTGCTGGTACGGTCACTATTCAAGCATCGAGCGGTGCCAAACAATATAAAGTCCGTGACATTCGCATGAATTATTCTGCTTCTGGTTTATCTGGTGGTTCAGGCGACAGATTATTAAGTGTTACAGATGGCACAACAGTTTATAACAGTACAGGTATTACAGCCGCTTTATTGGGAACTCCTGTCAATACCATTTGGGGTGGAACTGGTAATCCATTAGCCGGAACTGTAGCAATGAATACATCAACTGCTGCGGGTGCTGCATTGGTGGCGACTTATACGGGCGGTACGATGGATTTTACAACTGGTACAGTGACAATTTCTGTATTAACACAGCGCGTCGCATAATGAAACTGGGGGAAGAAATTCCCCCATTTATTCTAAGGAATAATTATGAATTGGTACGGTAGTGGATTTTTAACTATATTTTACTACCCTATATTCTCATCAGCTATTACAGAAGAAAATGTGTTGCTGACAGAAAACAATTTTGAAATTTTGACCGAAGATGGAAAAACTATTTTGGTAGATATTCCGGTATTGCTTACCGAAAATAATTTTGAAATTCTGGCAGAGAATTATCAAAATATTTTGGTAGAAAGTTAATAATTTTAAAAAGGAGTTTATGTTATGGCAGGGATAAAAATTAGTGCATTACCCGCAATACCAGTTGCACCGCAATTGACTGATATTTTCCCAGAAGTACAACCTGCTTCTGGTGGGACAACTTATAAAACAACTTTTCAGCAACTTTATACGCTATTTTCTACAACAAGTGGAACAGTAAATGCAGGAACTATTAATCAACTTGCTTATTATGCAGCGAGTGGAAATGCTGTTAGTGGTCTTGCTACTGGAAATAATGGCGTACTTGTTACGTCAAATAGTGGTGTACCTTCTATCAGTTCAACATTGCCATCAACTGTGCAAGGTAATATTACAACACTTGGCGCTCAAGCAGCGGCTCTTAATATGAATAGCCATCAAATTAATAATGTATCAACACCTACTGCATCAACAGATGCTTGTACAAAAGGATATGCTGACAATATTGCGGCTGGCTTAAATCCGATTGAAGGTGTTTATGCAGCATCAACTGCTAATCTTGCAGGATATACTTATGCTAACGGAACGGCTGGTGTTGGCGCTACATTGACGGCCGGTTCAACTGGCGTATTTACTGTTGATGGCGTATCACCTCCTGTTGGATCACGGTTTTTATATAAAGATGATTCAACTTATTCTGGTGTTGCAAATGGTATTTATGTTGTGACAACCAGTTCAGGTGGTTCAGCGGCGGTTTTAACGCGTGCTGCTGATTATAATAGCCCAAGTAATATAAATCCTGGTGATTTAGTAAGTGTTACATTAGGAACAGTCAATGCAGGTTCAACTTACTATGAAACAGCAACCATTGTCGCAGTAGGTACTACGCCAATAGCATTTAGTGTTTTTTTTAGTCCAGCATCTTATTTAAAAGTAGCAAATAATCTTTCTGATTTGGCGAACATTGTGACTGCAAAAGGAAATTTAAACGTAACATCTTTTACAGCTCATCTGACTGCTGACATAACAAATGCAACAGGCGATGGCACACAATATGTTATAGTTTTTAATAACCTTGATTCAAGCACTCCTCTTGTTCAAACTGCTTTTGATCCAACAACAGGTATTTATACCGCTCCTTATACCGGTCTTTATGTGTTTAATGCAATTGTTGTATATTTAACCCCGGGTGCCGCAACTAGTAGTTTTACAGAATTTTTAGTTAATGCAGTTGATTATCTTATAGCTTCTTCTGCTCCTCTGGATGGAACTGTAAATGGATCAATCATTGTTCATTTGACGGCAGGTGATACTGTAAAAGTTAATGCGTCAGCAAGTGGAACAACAAAAACGGTTGGATTTAACAAAGATTATTGTCGTTTCTCAGGTTATTTTATGGGTTAATAATATTTCATTAACTGGATTTTATTTTATTCTTTAATTAGAATGATCTCTCTAAGGCTCCTTATCGAGCCTTTTTATTTTTTTAATCATTAAAAGGAATTAATATGTCTACAGATATTATTGAAGCTTTGAAATCAGAAAATACAAGTTTAAAACAAGTAATAGAAAATTTATCAGACGAAAAAATGGCTCTGGAACAAACGATGGTAGAAACCTTACGTGATAAAATTAATTTAAAAGCTCATATTGTTGGATTAGAAAAAAAATTGTATCAAACCTCTGCGGAATTACAAGTTAGAGTTCAAGACCTTCAAAAACTTACTGAAAAGAATAGCGAAGCTCTTCCGACCGATTAAAATTTAAGCTAATAGAGTAGGGCGGCTATTTTTTCTTAGCCGCCTTTTTCTTTTTACGTGCCATTGAATAAGAGATTGCAACCGCTTGTTTAATAGGCATTTCAGGATGTGCATGTTTTTCTCTGCTTATATTCTCTGAAATTCCTTTTTTACTTTTTGCCTTATTTCCTTTTAATAGGGGCATGACAGAACTCCTTTTATTTGTCAATGAATGTTATATACTATAACATTCTAATCATTAACTTAAGGACTATTATCATGAAAGGAATGAAAAAAGAGTATGAAAAGAAAGAGCATGAAAAACGCGAAATGAAGAAAGAAAAGCATGAAGAAAAACATGCAAAGTCAGTGCATAAAAAGGCAAAATCACACAAGAAAAAGTAAGTTTGTCTATATGGGCGCAATGTCATCTTTTTGTTGCGCCTTTATAATATTTGAATATCTTTCTACATTTCTTTCATAAATATTTTTTAACTTTTTACACTCTTCGATAGCATCTTTTATATCTTTTTCTGCCATTTTTTCTTCATAATAATGTAATATTTTTTTTGCATGTCTTTGTTCGTCAATATAGGAAAAAAGAAGTGAAAATGTCCATAGAGTATTCATTATCATTGCCCCAGCGCTAGCGCAATTATACCAAATACTTGTTTCTCTGAAAGCCCAAAAATTAATAAATATCATAGATACATTGAATAGAAAAACAGCTATTAGAATTTGTATGGCTTTTTTATTGTTTTTAACAATTTGTTTTTGGTTAGTAAGGTTAAAATCAAAATAATCAAACATCAATCTAGTTCCTTAATTCGTTCCATTATCACATCACGATGTATTGGCGTGAGTTTGTTTTGTTCACATGATACGTTAAAATAATTTTTATCAACTTCACCAGGAATTAAAATAATCCCATCTTCAGTTCTAAGTTGCGCATAGCTCATCATTACTTGTCGAGAATGTAAATGACCATGAACATTCAAAAACCTTCTTCCTCCCAATTGGTTGGGGTGGACGGGGGCATGCGACAAGATGCATCTGTCATAAAAAAAGTATCCAAATAATTTTTCAAAATGCGCCAGATACAAAATGCTAGGATAAGTATCATGATTCCCCATAACAAGTCGCTTGCGGCCATTAAGGCGAGCAGCGATATCCAAATTACGCTTCCCGAAAGCAAAGTCACCAAGGTGATATACAATATCTTTGATACCAACTGTTTCATTCCAATTACAAATAAGTTTTTCATTCATTTCCTCTACAGTATTAAATGGGCGAGCCTCCTTCTCATATTCAAGAATATTCTTGTGTCCAAAATGGGTGTCGCTGATAAACCATGTTTCAATCATGTTATATTCTTTTTATCTATAATGTATTTACCGATACGCTCGCATTGAGCGAGAGTTAATTTTGCTTTATCTGTCGCATTCAAAATTAATTTTTCCATGCAGTCATAACAAATTATTATCGGTTCGTCTTTGATTGGTATGTTAGGTTCACAAACAACCGAAAATTCTTTTGTTTCACAAATAGGGCATTTCATTTAATGAACTTCCGTCTATTTTTTATCATCTGTGCACTCTTGCTTATTTTTATTTAAAACAAGTTCCGCTAGATTTCTCATTCTAGTTAGAGAATGAAATAATGTGTGCCCTTCTAATTCTAAAGTATTTCTGGCTTCTTCTTCGGATGCTATCAATAGGCTATTATTAATATCAGTTTTCAAAGGAATTTTTTCATTTATATGTCGTAATTTAACGATAGCACGTAAATCTTGGTCTATGACTAGTAAACTCCCTCCTTCAATTTCTTTTCCTTCTTTGTCGCAACAGATTAATAATAAATCTTCATTTTTTTGTTCTGAAATCAATTTCAAAAATAATTGATCTTCTGCTGCATTTTTAGTGTTTTCTTCATTCCACAATTTTAATTTCATTCTATTTCTTCCCAATCAGTTGATAAAAAGCATTCAAACGTAGGTATAAAATCATACTCGCACGTTCTACGCATGAAAACTTCTTTGCCATTTGAAGTTTTTTCTAAGAAACAATCAATAGGCCATTCTTTAAGTTTGACTAACTTACCATGTAGTAGTGCATCTAATGCCTCCGCAAATGATATAATGTTGTCATCTTCTCCTATTATTACCCAATCATGAGAATTGATAATGGTAAGATCATAATTGAATGAGATGGCTTCTTCCCTGAAACCTTTAATATTACCTAATGCATCTATCTGTAAATATAAAGATGCTTGCCAGTTTTTTCGCCTAATTTTTTTTCCTTCACGTAATAATTTTTCAGCATTTTTGAAATTCATTAATGTGATCTCACTTCTTTAACAGTTTTAGCCTTTAGTTTATTGTGTGACATCTTAGTTTTCCTCTCAATACCTAGAACATATTCTTGAAAGAATAATGCAATATCTAAAGGCAATTGTCCAGGTCGCAATTCCTTCGCATCTTGATGGTTGATATGTGCCGGGACTTGAAACTTTTGTAAAAGCTCAATGACATCTTCTCGGCACAAATCCCATCTGTTTTGTAACATTGATAAAGTAAAACCTTTTCGGTTATCCATTACTTCCTTAAAGTCTGTGATTACGTTTCCATCTTGTTTTTTTATCACAATAGGTATTTCTGCACCTGTTGGAGTATGTTTGGCAACATGGATCACTCGCTTCATTGGTTTCATATTTATTCCTTAAAAGATTAGAAAGGTATTTCATCCGAAAAGTCGTCTATTTCTTCTGAATTAACAGAATTATTTTCATCAACAACATAATCATCAATAATATTTTTGTCAGGATATTTTGTACCGGGTGGTTTACCATTTAATTTATGCAATGGTATTTCTTTTCCTATTTGTGTTTTGACATTTACTACTACACTTTTACCTAGAGCAAGTTCTGGTCGAAATTTCTTTTCTTCAAACTCCGTTATCAAACCTGTTGCAGCGCAAAGATGTCTTAGTTTCCATATCATGGAAGGGATGAATGGGATATAATCTGTTATTTCTTTTGGCCTACCTTCTTTGTTCCAAACTCGCAAAGTAAATACACCCATTGGATTTCCAGAAGAAGAATATTTTCCTTCTACGAGATCAATTACACCTCTATATGTTCCATCTTCCATCAGTTGAAATCTTTCTTTATTCGCTTGCTCTTCACTTAATGGTTCATAGTTATATTCTATCATGCTGCTTC